ATCCCATCCGATACAGATACGGATCAGCCCACTTTATTTTCTCTTCAGGAATACCGACTGCCAACGCCAACGACTTCAAGTCGATTCCACCCATCGACGTCGACGCCTCGGTGTGCATGTAAAGCACGGCATCCGGGTGCTTTGAGGCGAACATGCTGAACGCCATGAAGTTTTCAGCGAATGATTTACGACTCGGAGCCACACCCTTATTGGCCGCCGTCATCATTACCACGAACTGGTCTTCCTCGAATCCCATGATTTTGCGACCGGTGAGCGTCTGATTTGCATTGTCACGAATCTGTTTCGTTGGCTTGTAGATCGGTTCGACTGCGTGCGGAACATAGACGCTGCGAACCCCAGCCTTGTCCAACTCAGACTTACCGAACTTCGACATCGCTATCGGCATCACGTTCGGACGCTGACACCACTTCAACACATCGGGCGGAATCGGCGCATGGTCAATCGGAACCCACGAAGCGATGTTCGGCACCTTGTCCAGATTCGGAGCCTTCAACACCCACACATCAAATAGCGTTATGAGCAGCTTCGGCAGATTCGTTGATTGTGTCCACTCCATCCAGTGGGCGACGATGATGTCGTCAGAGTACGGGTTCAGTCCCCGCGGGTAGATTTTGATTTGGTTCCACGCCGACGTGGAGCCTTCGAGGCCGTAGTTCGCATGGATTGCGACTTCGTGCCCGTCTTTGACGAGCCTTTGGACCGCTTGCTGCGTTTGTTGGCCGTAGCCCGTTCCGCACCACGGTGCGTTCGAGTACCAGAGCGTGCGGGTCGCGTCCTTGGTTCGACGACTGATTCCTCCCACAAGTGCGCCACGCCCCGCTGCAAGAGCAGGATCGCCTCCGGTTCCGGCAAGTCCACCGGCACGTTCTTGATTACGACTCTCATTCACGCAGACCTCCTTCGCAGGTCACTTCAAGAGTAGCCGAGAAATGTCAAAGCGGCCCGGCACCACCCTGCGTGTGGGTGCCGGACCGCTCGACTTTCAGTCCCCATCAAGGGACTTCATCGACAGCGTTATCAGCTGTTGTTGATGAAGTACTTGACGTGGCTCGTTTGCGGCAGGTTGCCGTCCACGCGCATCGTGGCGCGGAACGTGACGAGGTCCGCATTGAATGCGTAGTCGTCGCTGCGGTCGAGCCTCAGGCCACCGGCCTGACGGACGTAGTAGCTGGGGAGGTGGCCGAAGATGACCGACTTGGCGGCAGATGCCTGCGACGCCATGGCCGGGTTCTCGTACACCGGGAAGTTGAGGAGCTGGTCGTTGCCATCTGCCAGCGCGGGGCTGAAGATGTAGTAGCCAGCGGTGTCCTTCAACTTGCGGACCGCACCGAGCGAGGCGGTGTTCATCATCCAGCCAACGCCGGGGAGACGACGCGCCGCACCGTCCAGGCTGTACGCCAGGTCGATGAGGTTGTCCGCGGTGAACAGACCACCAGTGGTCGTGCCGAGCACGCCCGAACCAGCGGCGGCCACGATGCCCTTGGGCTTGTTCGAGCCGTTGCCGGTGGTGAGGTCTGCGTTGACGGCGTAGCCGATGGCGTTACCGGTCTGCTCCGCGAGGAAGGCGAGGATGTCCACGCCCGAGTCCTCGATGAGTTCACGCGACAACTGCACCAGGAACGAATACTTGTACGCGCTCAAGGTGATGAAGCTGTTGAAGCCGGGGTCGGACTCGCCGATCGCGGTGCCTTCGCCAGTGACCGTACCGGTCGACCAGGAAGCCTGCGATGGAATCTGGAGGTTCTCTCCACCAGCCGTGCGCAACACCGTCGAGGTGTCGAGCATCGGGCCGACGAGACGAGCCTGCATGATGACCTGGTCGTAGAACGACGTCGGCACCGGAGCACCTTGCGAAGTCTTGACGACGTCACGGGTCTCGAAGGTGAACGAACGCATCTCGCCACGCGCCATCGAACGGATGACGTCGGTGTCGGTTGCGACTGCCTTCTGGGTCGGGCGCACTTGGGCTGCGATGTCGCGGGTTGCCGCTTCAATCTTGGCCTCGCGCTCGGCATCAGCCTTCAAGGCTTCGATGCGGGCAGCACGCTCGTTGAGTTCGGCGTTCATCTTCTGATAAGACGCCTCTTCTTCTGAGGTGAGGTCGCGCTTTTCGGATGCAGCCTTGTCGAGAAGGGCCTTGGCCGCTTCCCAAGCACGCTGACGCGCCTCGACCTGCTGGTCGATGTATTGCTTCATGGTGTGTTCCTCCAGGGAACGTTGTTGGGGTCGCAGGGATTTTTATTCCACCTGGCGAGGCTCCTCAACCAGCACCTTCCTGCGGCTCCGCAGCGAAGACTCTTGACGAAGTCTAGACGAGCTTGGATTGCAGTTCAAGTTGCTTGGCAAGAAGCGAAGCAGGCACCTGCTCCGGCTTGCGCTGCAACTTGCGCACCACATCGAGCAGCAACGACGCTTGCTCTTCGCTCAACTCCGACCCGGCTTCGAGCACGGTGATCGCATCAGCCAACTTGTCGGCATCAGTCGCGGTGCGCTCAGCCAGTTGGTCAAGGCTTCGCACGGATGCGCTCGTCGCCTGGTATGCGGGGAATCCGGTCACTACCGATACTTCATAGAGGCGCACTTCTTTGAGTTCACGCACCGAACCGTCATCCGACCACGAATCACCTTTCGGTGGAACCGAGAAACCAAACGACATCGAATCCACATCGCCACGCTGAATAAGCGTCGACAGGTCACGACCGATCGTGGTGTCTGGTAGGTCTGCTTCAACTTTGAGACCGCGTTCATCTTCCATGAGACGCAACGTCTTGGCGCGGCTCGTTGCAAGCAGCATCGACGAATCGTGGTTTAGATACATGCGGATGTTGTTGCGAGACTTCAACGACTTGCGGAATGCGCCAGGCATGATGCGCTCGATGAACGGCAGCGGCTCCGAATCAGAGTTGAACACGGCGGCGTATCCGCTGAACGACATGCCGTCACCGGCTGGTCCTTTGCGAACCTCGAAATCGTTGACGGTCAGCCGACGGTTTTCGATCTTCTCGGTCATGGTCGTCAATGCTAGTCCGTTGCGGAGATTACTTGTCCACGAACAACTTTGACAAGCGAGCCAACGTCACCAGGTATCCGAGGCGGCCTTCCTCTTCGCGTACCCGCTCAGCCTGCCTCTCGAACCACTGCATCGCAGGTGACGGGTCGAGCGGGTTGATGCCCCACAGATAGAACGCCACCGCGCCCGCACCGGGGAAGCCGTCATTGTCGGCGTCGCTATTCTGCGGAGCCTCGAGGTCTACCAAGTGTCTTGCTCCCCAAGCGTTCGCACGAATGACTTTATCCTCGCTGATTCTTCCCGCAGCCATGTCACGGGCCTCACGAATAGTTCTCGCCACAAGACCATCACCACCGAGACCCTGTCCGTAGTAGTCCAAGCCTTTGCGGGCCGCTTCACGGATGTAGACGGGAACATCGAATGAGAGCTGTCGGTCATACATGTTGTTGTACGGCTGGTATTGCGGGTCTTCATCGTTGACATCTCCCGTCTGCACGGTTTGTCCTGGATTGTCGTTCGGCAGACCATCGACTGCTTCCCATGCGTTGCAGTAGTAAGCGGGTGAAACTTGTGCGTCCCATCGCTTGCAATAGAAGTTCTTGAAGAAGCGACAGTTGCCGCAGTTGCGATTCGCAGGCACATCGGCGGTGACGGCAGGACGATAGTTGTCTGGCAGTTCACGATCCTCGACGTCGTCGTCATCTGGCGTGTCGCCATACGAGGCGTCTTCCATTTCGTCGTCGTCCTCGGACTCTGATTCATCCTCAGGTTCCTCGAGTTCGCCGATGCGGGTCAGCGTCGAGAACTTGTGTCCGACGATGACGTCAGTGTCTTCCCATCCGCCTTCGACCTGCTGGTAAATCTGGATCAGGGCCACCGGGTCATCTTCGGTGGCTTCCAACTCGAAGTCGGTACCTGGCACGCGCACCGTACCGGAGCGGAAGATTTCTTGAATCTCACCACGCGCACGACCACCCGAACTATTCCACGAAACATAATCACCCACCATCAGCTCATCGGGGCGAGCACGCTCACCACCTGGCTCCATTTCCTCGGCAATACTCACTGCAACCATCTGATCAATAGCAGCCTGCTTCGTCGTATGGCAACCGATTACTTCTCCATCATCTTTCTCGACAGCCCAACCAGAGCAATCGGCATTTGAGTCAGAAATGAAGTACGGCATCAGAACGTCTGCGAAACAAACGAAAGAACATGACCAGCTTTGCTTGATACGGCGTAGATTCGCTCGCCGGGATTCAAGTCAAAAAAGACGCGCTCAAGTTTCCCGAGAACCAAACCAGTTGAAGTGGTCACCGCTTCACCGCCGAGATAAATCGCATCAGTGTTGTCATTGTTCGAGATGTGCAACTTCATCGGGTTCTGCGACGAACCATTCACCTGGGTGGCGACCGTGCCGATTGCAACCGTTCCACTTGTCAAAGCCATAATCAACCTCTCAGAGCATCAACAATACTTGCAAGTCATCGTCCTCGGCGACGAACGTGATTTCACCAGAAGCCGACGCCTTGATGCTCGCCACGATCGGCGCGCAATACGCCAGCACCGTCTTGGTCGGAATCGTGACAACCTCGAATGTTTCTTCAACGATTGGCGTCTCAGTCTTTTTGCGTCGAGGCTGACGGTACGGATTCGGTCGGCCACCTGTCTGTTGAACTGGTGCAGGCGGAGGCGTCGGCGGTACCACCGTCCCCGTCGCTGAAGCATCCAACCCGCCGAGTGGCGCATCGCCGACAGCATCCGCCGAGACCGCCGCATCCGCAGAAGCCACCAGACCGCCCAGGAGGCTCTCTGCTGAGGCGACCACGCCGATGACACCAGTTGCCGCCGAAGTCGCTTCTCCGAGCCCCGCAGACGCCTCTGCGACGATTGTGATGACAGCAGCCGTCGTCGCTATCAGTTCGCCAAGCGGCGCATCAGCCTCACCGGTATCGGAGACGATTGCCGACGCCGAAGCAGCCAGGGCACCGAGTTCGGCTTGCGCATCCGCGACCACCTCGACAGTGACCTCAGCAACCTCCGCGAGCAGTTCGCCGAGCGGGGCGTCAGCAGTCGCGGTGATGACCGGGGTGACCGTGCCTGTCGCCGATGCCGACAAACCACCGAGCGGTGCTGCACCGGTGGCGGGTGTCGTGAACGTTATGCCGTCAAGTTTTCCTTCACCGTCAAGAATCGAAGAATCAAGATCGAATGCTGGTGACGGACCGCCGAGCCCTA